TTTTGAGCAGGATGCCCAAACTATTCGCAAAGCTATTGAGAATGACTGGTGGAGTGACCGTATCGAGTTTATCCGTGTAGAAAAGCAACGGATTTTACACGAATTGTCCTTCTTCCCCCGTGTACAAAAGATTATTGAAGATGCACAATTAGTCGAATAGGCTAATTGATACCTAGTTAATTCCCAAAGAAATTAACAAATGAACACAGACCCCCAGCAATACATGCAAGATATCCAGCTCCAACCATCTACAGATGTATTTGTCCCACCACAGGTGCCATTTGTTGCTTACAAAATTTTTGGTAATGTTGATGGCCGTTTGGTAAGCAATGGCGATTCATTCAATGTTGGAGAAATATACACAGGGCAGCAATATAATTTCCTACCCTATCCGATATTCATTCTTGAATATTTTTACGAAGGGCCCGATAGCTTTGCTTATTGCGAAGAGCCTGTAGTGTGTGAGATCGAGGTTCTTGGAAATGTGCGATATGATGGAAGTGCTGGTTGTACTGATAGTTTCAGGATCATTCGCGAACTATCACACCAAGATTGGAAAGAAGCTGCGACAGGAACATTTATATTACCGGACGGCTCAATTTACCGTTACTTGAACGGAAGAGAGCATTGTGACGAAATTGACCCGATGTCAGGGCAAACTCTTCCTGCTGTTGAGTACAGTGAAAATCGCACAAAAATGTGGAAGAACGACGGGAAACTACATCGTACTGACAAAGATCCTGTATCTGGGCAAACACTTCCAGCCAAGATTTGGGATGATGGTAAAAATTCCCGTCTTGAATGGTATGAAAATGGAAAGTTACATCGCACCGACAGAGATCCTGTATCTAACCAACTACTTCCTGCTGACGTATCGGCTTTTGGACTGTTGCACTTTGTAGATGGTACAATGCAATATACTAATTGATTTCAAGTTAATTTCCAAGGAAATTAACAAATGACAACTATTGATCTCGAACAACTGCGGCACAAGTTGCCTGAAATTATCCTCGGAACCCTTGGTTCTGTTGGGCACGGAAAATCCGTGATAACTCGCCAACTTACTGGCACTGTGACTGGTAAGTTCAAGGCTGAGCGCAAGCATAATTGCACAATTCGCCTTGGCTATGCCAATGGCAAACTATACCACTGCAAAGACTGTAAGAAATATACAGTGAAACCTGCGAAAACTATGAAATATACCTGCGAAGAGTGCTCGATTTCCACTGATCTGGCATTACACTATAGCTTTGTCGACTGTCCTGGTCATGAGGCCTACATGAGTACCATGCTCAGTGGTACAAGCTCAATGGACAGTGCGATATTTGTCGTAGCTGCGAATGAGAGTTTTCCAGCACCACAAACCGTCGAACACTTTGTAGCAGCCAATGTACAAGAAATCCCCAAATTTCTCACAGTGTTGAATAAGATTGATTTGGCCACACGGGATAAATTGGAGGATCTTTACACGGCCTATCGGGAATTTGCCAATGATACACCTGCCGAACTCGCGCCTGTCGTCCCTGTTTCTGCGGAACTTGGCGTCAATATTGATGCACTTTGTGATCATATTTGTCGCTTACGCCCACCAGCACGCAATCTCACAAGCCCAGCACACCTTGCCGTGATCCGTTCCTTCAATGTAAACAAGGCTGGAATGGAGGATATCCACAAATTAGCTGGGGGTGTTGTGGGTGGTACACTGCGCTCGGGAGTGCTACGCATTGGTGATCCGTTGGAAATTCGTCCTGGCTTAATCAAAAGAGAAGATGGGCATACAACTTGTGAACCACTGTTTACAAAGGTCGTATCACTGCGCTCGGATATTTCAGCGCTGGATGTGGCAATTCCGGGAGGACTGATTGCAATTGGTACAACCCTCGATCCAACACTTACACTGGGTGATCGAATGGTCGGACAGATTATTGGCGTGCCAGGAACACTACCAGAAGTCCACAAAACTCTGAATCTACGTTTCAATATCCTCCGTCATGTCCAAAAGCAACTCGGTAAGGAGGTGGGGAAGTTTCGTAAGGACGAGGTGATTCAACTGAATATTAATAGTGCAAAAACACGTGCAAAAATTGGTAAAATATCCAAACATCACTTGTATGTACATTTGGAGCATCCAGTGTGTTTGGAAGATCATGCCAAGGTGTCAATATCCCGTCGCTTTGATAATGGGTGGCGACTGGTTGGTGTGGGTTCCATTGGAGAACAAATCGGCAAAATCATGGAGGAAACTGAGGAAACTGAGGAAACTGAGGAAACTGAGGAAGTGTGGGAGGACTTGGAAGATTTTAGTAGTTTGCTGGACAGGGCTGGGCATGTGATCAAGAGTGATGCGAAACATGTTGAGAGAATACACTTACATCCTCCTAAGGTAGGTAGAAGGGGAAGGTGCACGATTGTGGCTAATTGGGCACAACTTTGCGCGGATATCAAGAGGGAAAACCAACAAATCCTCAACTTTTTTGAGGCTGAGCTATTAACAAATTGTACAGTGTTGGGGGATGGTGCGTTGTGTGTTCGTGGTAGGTTTAATAGCTCACATATACAAAAAATTATCAAGAACTTTTTTCGGGAATTTGTCACATGTATTGCGTGTAAGTCGCATGATACGAATTTGGTGAAGGATGGTCGGTTGAGAGTGATAAAATGTATAAATTGTGGGTCGTCGAGGACAATTTGAAAACATCAAAAGCGTGTAAGGGATTTCTGATGTTTTATCAAAAAACAAATTTAAGAATTGTACTGCGTGTTACGATATTCACTCAGCAATTGCGAATATTTTACAGTCTTGACTGTAAAAGCAACGTTTAAACAGTGTCAGTTGACGCGTTAAATGGAGAACTTCAATATACTTACAGTTGATAGCAAGATTCAACAACAGTTCTCTGATGAAAGGGCTGAACTACCCAACTATAAACAACAGGTCAAACAGATTGATGAAATTCTTGCAGGACGTGTCAGTGGCAAAGTAAGGCAAAACATCAAACAAGACCGCGAAAGATTGTTAGAAAAAATCCGAGATCTTGAAGAAGGTATCTCATTGCATTTCTACCTCGCAGAGTCAACTCGATACATTGAAGCATACAATGAGCAGTTGCGCACACCAATTCGCGCAAGTTTTATGGGTAGAGCTAAGATTGACCGCAGCCACTTGGAAAAAATAACCCAAGACTATATCACAGCCTGTCGGCAATACATGAACAAAGACGATATTGAAAAACTTCTCGAAACTTGTGACATTAGCGAAGACCGTTGTGAGTGTGGAAACTCGAAGGATTTTGATCTTGATGACAATATCCTCAGCTGTCAAAACTGCGGACGGCACCGTAGAATAGCACACAAAGTATCTACTTATTCTGACAATAGTCGTATTGGGGCAAATGCACAAAAGTACTGTTACGAAAAATATTACCACTTACGAGACAAGTTACGTGCACTGGGAGCTCGGCAAAACTGTACAATTCCTCAGGAAATCTATGACAAACTCGAGGAACAACTGGATATTCATGGGATACTCCGGGGTAATAAGGATACACCCAAGTTGAAACGGTTTGCCAATGTAACTCGCGAACACATACAGATTTTTCTCAAAGATTTGGGATTTGTACAGCACTATGAGAATCTTGAGCTAATCTTCACGAATATGACAGGACAGAATCCAATCTGTGATATTTCGCACTTGGAAGATAAAATTCTCGCTGACTTTGTCACCCTCCTCGATCTTTTTGAGAAGAGATATTGTGGGGACCAACCTGTCATTGATGAGGTATATCTCGAGTATTCCGACTACATTCATCGAAAAAAGTTCATCAATACCCCGTACATCCTCTATCAACTACTACGCAAGCATCGCTACCCAGTTTCGAGAGATTCACTGGGTATTCTCAAAACTATTGAGAGGTTGCACTATGCCAATGCGTTGTGCGAACGACTGTTTGATGAGATGGGTTGGCCAGGGTTCTCTCCAGTATTGTAATTTACCTACAGGGACTTTCCGAAGATTTCCAAATTGAGCTTAAAGTTACAAGAGGATATAAAGAAATGTCTGATAGTTTTTCTCATATTGTTATGTCCAATTCACAGCCCTCTTTCGAGGAAATTAATGTTAGCACCAAGACATTTATCACCGTTACCAACTTGACAATTAATATTCTCCAAATGCACGAAGAATTACCCCTGGCACCTTATATTGAAACCCCGCGACAACGTGGGAAAAAATCTCCAACACCTGAACCAGACCCCAACGCACATCTTATCGACGGCTCGATCATCACATCAGAGTGTGAGGGAAGAGTGCGCGGAGCCAGTTCACGTCGGAAAAAGAGTCATTTTCGCAACTCTGTGACTATTGTGATGATTGTCGCGGGAAAAAAGATCAACTTCAAGGTCAGTCGCAACGGCAAGATGCAAATGACAGGATGCAAGGAAGATGCCCATACAATCTCGTGTATTCAGTACTTCTGGGAAGTCCTACAGACAATGCCACATAACTATGAGTTGAATGGTGACCACTTTGAGGCGATTATTGTCCCTGCGATGCGTAATGTAGATTTCCGTCTAGGCTTTAGTGTAAACCGCCAAAATCTCGATCGCTATATCAACACGAGCACAGAGTTCCATTCTCTTCTCGAGACGAGTGTGGGGTATGCTGGGGTTAACATCAAGCTACCTGTCGAAGTGCCTTTTGAGGATATTCCCTTGTGTAAGTTGGTATGCGAGGGTGGGCGATGGGTTGAGCACTCGGTTCCTTACTCGGAGTATTTGGACACCCTCAAGCCGCGAGAAAAACAGAAGAAATTGGAAAAGGAGCACCACAATACTTTCCTGGTCTTTGCCTCTGGTAGCGCAATATGTAGTGGCAGGGATTTTGCCTCTACAAAACCATCCTATGACAAATTTGCTAAGATCATTGAGGCCTGTAAAGACCGTATTACAATTCCAGAGGTCTAGATCAGAGATTTACGATGTTTTAACTATATAGTTAAAACAGGAAAAGGCGATGGAAGAAAACTGTTTCTGGTATTTGCAATAAGACCAATTTATTTTCTAATAAATGGACATTGATGATGTACTGAATTTCGACATGTCAATTGAGATTGAGGAGGCTATTGAGGAAGGGTTCGATCCTAATACGAGATTACCAAACGGTAATACTCTGTTAATAGCAGCTTTGCAACATAATGCCAAGATGGTTATGAGAGCATTACTGGCAAACGGTGCAAATCCAAACCTCAGCGCTGAAGATGGTACTCCCCCAATACTAATAGCTGCGCATGAGTCAGACGTTGATATGCTTGTTGAATTGTTACGTGCTGGTGCCAATCCTAATGCCCAAGATCGGAAGGGAATGACTGCGCTAATGCTTGCAGTTCTTACTGACTCGCCAGAAAAAGTACGTGTGTTGCTTCGGGCAGGTGCTGATATGGACTTGACTGTTGACCTAGGGCATGGTAATCAAACTGTATTTGATTTAATCGCCAGAGAACGAAGATTGCACAATCGTGAAGAAATTATGGATATGCTACTGACATGGGAATCGCGTCTCCAAGCAGCTGGGCAGGTTGTTCGGCATCGTACGGGAGTTCCTGGAATGGAAGGTATCCTCCGAAAATATATGTTCAGAAATAAAAGAGTATGAGTATTTTATGGGCAACTCCCATAAAATTAAATTTAGCTTAGACAGAAATATTGTGATGTTTGAGGATTATATCGTAAAACTTGATAATTTTACCTACTTTTTTTCCTTCTCGTTTGAGATAAACTATAGTATTTTCCACAGCATAAAATGCTGCTAAGAAAATAATTGGATCTTCAAACAGGTGTGGCTGTTGTTCAAAAAAGTTGTTGATTGCATTGAGACTAGCTCGTGAAATTGCGCTGAGCACAGTTTCGTAATCAATGGGTGTTGATGTATCGAGAGGAATATCTTGAATCAACGGTTGCGCGAGAATACTGATGGGATTTGGGTGTGTGTGTAAGTGCGGCAATAGTTCTGGAAATTTATCCAAAAGCACACGGAAAAACACGCGGTATAGAAACTCATCCTCTGTTGCTGCATTAATCAGTTCTAAAACTGAAGAAAAGACAGGAGGACGTTTTTCTGGATGTTTTTGTCCCCAACTAGAAAAGTTGCCATTATCATAGTCATCATATGACTCGTCAAGCTCATTCAAAGCATCAATAATATCATCACCGTATAAAATTTTACGTAAAATAAACAAAAGTCGAGCGATGGGATAGTTCTGATTG